GGATGCTTTTACTGCGTCCCCAATCCAGCACAAGACTTCGTTATTCATTCGCTTGATCCACCAACCTTTTTCAAGTCCGACGGGGACGGAATACTAATCTCCTCGCTTGACTGCTCACGGCGCGAGATATCTTCACTTCTCGGTTTCGTGCTTGCAAGCGAAGGTGTAACTACAGGCGCTTCTGTCGTAGCAAGATACTCGGTACGAGCATCAACGCTCTGCATGTCAGATTGCATTGCTTCATGGAACGACAACTCGCGACCAACTTCTTCTCTGGCTTCGTCAACAGTAATGATTCCAGCAAGTACGTCGGCACGTGCTTCACGGCGGGAATCAAGGACATCAGACTTGAGTTCAAGGATGCCAGAAGTATCGTAGAAGACCCAAAGGTCTTCACTGTCTGGGTACGTGCGGAGAACCTTGCGTGTCAACTCATACGCGACAAGCTTCATAAGTGGGATAATCCCACCACGCCAAGACTGCTTGATTGACTCTTGCTTGTTGTTGAAAGTTGCTCTCTGTACGCCTGTCCAAAGACCAAGCGACAGCGGATCAAGACCAAGTGCAGCCGGAATGCGCGTTTCAGGCATCGACCGCACATCGTTGAGCGCCATCTCGTCTGGCTTGAATCCCAACTGATGCATGTCAAGAGCGCCAGGGATAAATCTTGGCTTGCCTGGTTCGCGACTCATTTTCTCTTGCAAGCGACGTGTCATGTTGTCAGCTTGCTCAGGAGTCATCGGCGCTGCTTGCTCACCACCCTCAAGTTTTAGAATCTTGGGGGTAAATACGACCGGAGGTACACCACCGGAGGAAGCGAGTCCAGCGCTGAAATCACTGTAGGAGTTGTCGGTAATGATTTCGCGATAAAGAGGCGCAAGAGGCGAAACGCCCTGTAGAGGTAGACGCTCATCGATTCCATACTTGATGTGAACAACGTCTTCCTTCTTCAGTTTGAGTACTTCGCCAAAAGGTGCATACTCGTAATGCGACAAGTAACCTTGTTCATTTGGGATAGGACGAATCCAACGAGCTGGAACCCATGACAAGTGTATCGGTGTGTATGTACGGTCACGCGTTACATAGATGTATGCGTTACCTTTACGAATCAAGTCTGTTAGCACAGACCACATTAACTGAGTGCCACCGTAGTTGTCGTTCGGAAACTCAATCAGTTGTTCTAGTGGATGCTGTTTCTCAAGGCCCTTATAGTTGACACCGTCACGTGTACCAACCGATACAGGTGCTTGTTGCCAAGACGTAGCGATGAAGTTTACGCAGATACTGACAATCGCATTGTCTCGACCTTCGTTTGCTTGTGCTGGGTCGAGAGTACGGTATGGGGACAGCAGGTCCGAGAATGATTGGAAACCGCTGATGTATTGACCATAGGCGTAACGTGGCAAAGGAGTATCATCACCAATGGATAACTCATTGATTTTCTTGATACCAAGTCGTTGTAAAGCTTTATCCCAAAATGCCATGTAGCCTCGCTAAAAAGTATACAGACCGATACAAATTCCAGAACTGAATCAGATAATCAACGTCAAGTCTATACACTTGCTTAGAATACATCCCAATTCACAGCAACTTGTCGTCGCGCTGTTTCTTCCGCCAATGTCGTGAATGCGTCTGCTAGTGCGTCAACGATGTCGTCATGTTTACCGTTCGGAAACATCTTCAATTCATCTACCACTATACTATTCCATTCAGCCTTTACCATTCGAAAGTGCCCTTGGTTTACCTGAGATGACATTGGATCCGCACGTATAGTCTTATCACCGGATATAGCCTTGAATCTCAATCTGTGTCCTGACAACATTCTCGTTATACTGGCAACCAAGGATTTACCAGCAGCACCCGGGTCCTGTGGGAATCTCTGTATAGTCTCATCCATTCCGTCAACCATTGCCGTAACACGAATCATCTCGTCGCGTTCGTTCGTGGCTAACTGCTTACGGACAACATCAAGTATCCAGTAGTTACCATCCTCTCCAAGACCGACAAGCACACCTACAGTAAAGTCACCTTTACCCTTTGTCGATGCCAAGTCCCATCCACGTACCTGGGCTTTTATCTCAGGCGGATTACCTTCAAGGATGTTGTCAGCAAGAATCATGTTTCCTTGCTGTGTACTTGGTCGCTGTTGGTACTGACTATTCCAGACGCGCTCACTTACCGCAGCACGTAGACCAGCAAGTTCCTTGACGTCATATCTCTCTGGCCACAACGCTTCGCCATACTTACGACCAAGAGAATCTAAGTCCTCTGTGCTATCTGGTTCCGCTGTTGCAGGGAAACTTACAATCTTCCACTTCTCGCCAGCGTGTTTCATCTCTTCAATAAGGCGCCCAGCCAAATCGTCCTCATGCCATCTGGTCATAATGAGGATAATGCGCCCACCAGGCTCAAGACGAGTACGAAGCTTAGACTGATACCAACGCCACAGGCTTTCGCGTCTATCCTCTGTCCAGACTGCTTCTTCATCTGCTACCGGGTCGTCAATGAGGATGAGGTCAGCACCACGTCCGGTAATACCACCACCAACACCAGCTGCACGATACGTTGCTCTGTGCGCCCACAGGAGCGCCCACGTCTGTGCGTTACGTTGATCCGTTGCTAACTGGCAATCAGGGAACACTGCAGCAAAGTCACGGTTGCTCTGTATGGTGTCACGGACAGAGCGGCTAAACTGCTCTGCCAAGTCGTTGGAGTACGAGCAATGGATAATCGTGCGACGTGGGTCTCTTCCTAGAAACCATGCAGGAAACTTCTCCGATACTGTCGAAGACTTCCAGTGCCTAGGAGGCATGAACACCATCAAGCGGTCAACGTGACCACTCTCTACCAGTTCAAGTTCTTTGGCTAATGCTTTTAGGTGTTTTGCTTTGTACTGTTCAGCAGCCTTGCGATCAACGAAGCCAGCAAATTCAGTAAGACTAATTCGTGCTGCATTGACCTTCTTTTCATAGGCACGTTTGGCTGCCTCTGCCATCAAAGCTGACGTTGCCGCAGACTCTTGGATTCTACTCAACTACTTCTGCGTCCTGTACGTCGTCTGATTCAGGCTTGGCTGCAATCAACTGTGCTTCTGCGAGAATCTCATCGTGTGACAAGCCATACTGCTCGGCTAGTACAAGCCAAGAGCCAGATGGACCGATGCCAACATTCTCTGTATTCTCACCAGCAAGTAGCAAGCGTAGCTTGACCATCTTCTGTAGGTCATCCACCGTATCGAGGCGTATCTCACCTCGCGATAAGTTTTGCTTCCATTGCTCGATGGTTTCATCAATGATGTCAATGTATGCTGCCTTCGCTACCGCTACAGACGCAACCGACGACTTAGATAATTGGGCAGACACCTCAGCATCACGCTGAAGTGTCCTTGTTTCCCAACTGAAATTGCGCCGCCAACTTCTAACCGTTTGTATTGATACGTGATGTTTGTCCGCTACCTTTTGAAGGCTACGATCTCGAGTGTCGCCAAGACTGTAGTACGTCTCAAACGCTTCACGTTGCAGTAGGTTTTCGTTGGCTACGTGTTTAGACATTAAGCGAACGGATCCTCAATGTCCGACACGTCAACAGGTGCACCACCACCAGTTGGCACTTCCTCACGACTACCCTTGGTCAACGGCGATACGTTAGCGACAACGATGTTGGTAAACCGCTTGGAACTACCATCCATTGCTTGCACTACGTTGATTTCGATGCGCCCGGTAACTGCCACCAGTCGTCCCTTTTCAAGGTACTTGCCAACAAACTCAGCTGTCTTGCCCCACGCTACACAGTCGAAGAAGTCAGTCTGCTTCTCCTTGTCCTTCATGTATGGACGGTCAACAGCAACAGAGAAGTTACAACGAGGCGTTGCGCCTGTACCTACGAATGATGGGTCTTTAGTTATCCTGCCCACCAGTGCTACTTGGTTCATCATCTAACTCTACTAACTCCTTGAGACGCCAGCATGCCTTTTTGATTTCTTCGGCTGCGTCGTCGCTTCCCGTAAACTCCTTAGCCAGATACCAGATGGCCTTAGCTAAGTCCCCGTGATACGTACATCCATCTTTTTGACCACGGCGCTGAATGTACTTGATTGCCGTGAAGAGGTATCTATTCAACCCCCAAGAATCCGCTACGTCGGTTGGACGTAGCGAATACTTCTCGTAGTGACTATTATCCTTCACTCGGTACAGAAACCTTGGGCTTACGTGGCTTTGGAACCTGTGGGATGTTCTCATCCACCGGCTGAACAGCATCCACGTCAAACTCATGCTTGGTCTCATGTGCACCACTGAGATTCAGCTTAGAGAAAACCCAATCCTGGGCTTCACAAAGCTTGGTGAACACTTCTTGTCCAGCGTTCGTCTCGTCGTAGACATTAGCGACAAACGATGAAGGCGAAAGATGAACAATAGCCTTTACTTCCGATCCAACATGTAGGCGAACAATGCGTTCAGCACCATTCACAGTATCAAACTGCCACACGGGTTCCATGTGTGTCTCCTAGTAAGTGAGGTTTTTTTACTATACACTTTACCTATGCGTGACGCAAAAATAAGTAAAGAGCCAAGTATACATGGGTATACCGCAACTCAGCCTATATGTATGACCAAGGAGATGACTGGTGCGGAAGATGACTTTGGTGCATGGCCAACGGAATATCAGGCTGATCCATTCACAAAGACATGCATCAGGCTTCCTGACCACTTGTTCGCCATTATCAAAGACCAAGGATTTGTGAAGACAATCCGGCGCCTGATTCTAATAAGCAATCCTTTGTATGCTCATCACCTTATTACACTTAAGCCACTCAGTACTTTAAACAAGTCTCAGCTTCGGCAAGTAAGGGATGAGGCTATTGCACTGCAATGCATGTCGCTGATGATTGAAGCAAACCTTCCTATACTGCGTGAGAACTTGTCAAAACTGATTGCAATGTCTGACCACATAGCCGATCAAAGAGACAACGAACGCAAGCGCATCCTGCGAGAAGGCAGACGCCAACGACTTATTGAGTTACGAGCGAAAGGAAAGCTGAATGTACGAGTACGGGCTAAACATAAAGAGAGTCATTGACGGGGACACAATCGTCGCTGACGTTGACTTAGGATTTGGAATCTGGCTGAGTGATAAACACATCAGGTTACATGGAGTCAACGCACCTGAGAAGAACACCCCTGAAGGCGTCTTTGCCAA